TTGACGTCACAACGGGAAAAGAAGGGACCGAAGCTCTGATTGCAAAAATCACGCTGGTGGAAGTCTTTCTCTCCAGCACCCAAGGCGTTACGGTGGCTGAAAAATCCGCGATGGGCAAAGGGGTCTCAACGGCGGGCATGGTCAATACCGGCCAAAAAAGCCTGAAGCCCGTCAACAACAATACCCTTGCAGTTGCCCAATAACCGAAGAGGAAAGACGATGAATATTCAGGAAATTCCTCTCAGCGCGGACAATCAGATATTCGCCATTCAGCTTGGCGATAAACAGCTCCGCCTGCGTCTGATATACCGTGATGAGGCGGGCTGGATTCTGGATGTAATGGCGGCTGATGCTACGCCGACGATCAGCGGCATCCCGTTGGTCACCGATACCAATCTGCTTGCGCCCTATACCCACCTTGGGTTCACGGAGACATTGCTGGTTGTCAGTGACGATCGCGAGCAGCTTTACCCGACGAAGACGAATCTTGGTTTCCAGAGCCACCTCTATTTCGTCACGGACAATTAGCCGCCGACAGGCGGCTTTTTTATGGAGCGAGTATGAGCCAGAACTGGTTACGCCACTTCGAGCTGCAGCTGCTCGATGATAAAGGGCAGGGGATCTCCCTCAGTGATTTCAAAGTCACCTTCTCAATCGACTGGTATAAAGGCTCTTCCCCCAGGGTTGCCGAGGTGAAGATTTTTAACCTCAAACCGAGCACCGCTTACAAAATCATGGGGGAGGAGTTTTCTAAAATTCGTCTCATTGCCGGGTACGAAGGACCTCAGGCAATCTACTCCGAAGACCGCGTTGGCGTTGAGGTCAGGGTTAATCCTGATGAAGACCGCGGGCAAAAGTACGATCGCAACTATGGTCTGATTTTCAGCGGCGATATTCGTATAGCCATAACCGGACGAGAAACCACGCCGGATACCTGGGTTTTAATTCAGGCTGTCGACGGGCACGAGGCAATAAGCTACGCCACCGTCAGCGCCACCTTATCTAAAGGCCATTCGACCCAGGACTTCTATAATATTCTGCTAAAAAGTCTCGAGCCCTACGGCATTATTCAAGGGATTGAGCCAGTTTTCCCGCCCACACGTTTTCCACGCGGACGCCCGTTACACGGCAAGGTTGCGACCTATCTTGATGAGGTGAAAAAGCTGTGCAACGCCGACTGGCAGATTATTGACGGCAGGCTGGATTTCCTTTCCAAAACCCCCGAGGCCCAAACGGCGATCAAGCTCAACAGCCAGTCAGGCCTGCTTGGTATGCCCCAGCGCACAACCAATGCTGGCGTGAATGCGAAGTGCCTTATTAACCCCAATATTCGCGTGAACGGCCTGGTGCATCTCGACCAGTCATCCCTCTACCTGCAGAAGCTCTCAGAAGCGCAGATTAGCGCCGCAGGGGATGCCCCCGGCCGCATTCAGTCCATTGATAAAGAAAACAACGTCAACAGAACGTTGAATGTTTCAACGCCCCCGGCAAGCGTGGACCCCGACGGTATTTATGAAGTCTGCGGCATGACAACGAAAGGCGACACGCGCGGCGGAGACTGGTACATGGAGCTAATGTGTCAGGCGAGAGGCAGTTCGGATTACAACGAAAAATCTCGCGGAGCAAAACAGTCAAAATCGTAGCCGTCGTACGGCACGTATCCTGTACCCGCCGAGGCGGGTTTTTTATTGCCTGGAGAATTTTATGGCTCTTACCACACCCGCGCTTACCGGCCAGCTTGCCGAAGTTCTGGCGGCGGCCAGCGCGGCTATCAGCAACGATCTGCGCGTCGCGCTGCCCGGCATTATTCAGTCATTTGATCCTGAAACGGTGACCTGCGCCGTCGCTCCCGCCATTAAAGGTGCGCGTACGGAAAGCGATGGTTCTGTGAACTCCGTCAGCTATCCCCTGCTGGTCGATGTCCCCGTTATCTTCCCGCGCGGAGGCGGCTGTACGCTGACATTTCCTGTCGCCGCAGGTGACGAATGCCTGCTGATTTTCGCCGACCGGGCTATCGATTTCTGGTGGCAAAGCGGCAGCACGCAGGAGCCGGTCAATACCAGGCAGCATTCGCTTTCGGACGCGTTTGTTATCCCCGGCCCGCAGTCGCAGGTGAAGAAAATCAGCGGCATCAGCACTACCGCAGCGCAGCTCCGCAGCGATGACGGAACTGCATTTGTAGAGGTTGCGGCCGCGCACGACATCACGCTAACGACCCCTGGGAAACTAACAGCCCAAGCCGACGGCGGCACCGAGATTACCTCGCCAACCATCGTGCTGAACGGCGCGGTGACGATTAACGGATCGCTGAATCAGGGCAAGGGTTCCGCCGGAGGAGGTGCCTCGCTGCTCGGGCCGGTCACGGTGGACAACGACGTAAGCGCTGCGGGCATCAGCCTGAAAGGGCATGTTCACAGCGGCGTACAAAGCGGCGGCGGCAAAACGGGAGGACCGCAATGAGATACAGAAAAGAGATTGGCGGCGACTATTCGTTTGGCCGAGGAGACTCAGGTTTTTTGAGCAACTCGGCTGAAACCGTGGCTCAGGCGGTCAAAACGCGCCTGAACCTCTGGCGTGGGGAATGGTTTCTGGACACTTCGGAAGGCACACCTTACGCCCGGTCGGTACTTGGCAAACAGCCGCCGGAAGTTTACGCCATGGCCATCAGCGATCGCATTCTTGGCACGCGCGGCGTCAATTCGATAATCGAATTCAATACAAACAATGACGGCGGAAGCAGGCGGCTGACGTTTAGCGTCACGCTGGATACCGCCTATGGAGAGGTAACAGTTGATGTATGAAAATCTGATCAACAGCATGATGCCGACAATCACCCAGGATGGAATGGGCGCCCCGGATTTTCAGAGTATCCTCGAACGGTGGAAAATGATTTTCCGGGATATTTACGGGGACGATATTTATATCGAGCCGGACAGCAAGGATGGCGTGCTGCTCTCGATGATTGCCTGGGCCATTCACGGCTGCAATAACGCCACGATAGCCGCCTACAACTCTTTCAGCCCGCTGACCGGCATGGGGGAAGGGCTTTCCCGTAACGTGAAGATCAACGGCATCGCACGAAAAGCTGCCAGCAATTCGACGGTGGACGTTCTGCTTACGGGAAAAGTCGGGACGGTAATCGAAAACGGGCAGGTGCGCGATTTAGCGGGCAATCTGTGGTCGCTGCCAGCCAGGATTGCACTGGATTTGCACGGCCAGATGACAGCGACCGCCGTTTGCCTGGTGCCCGGTGCGGTCAGCGCCCTGGCGGGAGATATTACCGATATTGCTACGCCAACTCTTGGCTGGCAAAGCGTAGTCAATCTTTCGGCTGCAACGGAAGGGCAGGCGGTGGAAACCGATGCCGAACTGCGGCAGCGGCAAATGCAGTCCGTGGCGCTGCCGTCGAAAACGGTTATCGAGGGCCTGGAAGGCGGGCTGGCAAACCTACCGGGCGTTGCGCGGCTAAGAGTGTTCGATAACGATACCGATGCGAAGGACGATAATGGTATTCCGGCGCACAGCATGGCGGTGGTGGTGGACGGCGGTGACTCAGCGGCCATCGCCCGGACCATCGCGCTGAAGAAAACGCCCGGCGTTCCCACTTACGGCACCACAACCGAAAACGTGGTCGATAGCTATGGCAACAGCAAAGCGGTTCACTTTTATCGCCCGACGAGAGTGCCGGTATTTGTCGAAATTAAATTAAAGCCGCTGGCGGAATATACCACTGATATTGGCAACGGAATCAAAGAGTCCGTTGCAGACTATATTAATCTGCTTGATATTGGCGACACGCTTTTTCTCTCCCGGCTGTTCTCTTCGGCTTCTTTAAATAGCGCTAGCGGGGGTAATACCTACGATATTGTTTCGCTGGAAATTGGTAAGTCAGCCGAGACGCTTTCTACCGATAATATTTTGGTGACATTTAATGAGCTGGTTAACTCATCCGTGATGAATATTAATATTATTACGGTGGCGACATGAGCAATCAATACAGCAATCTTATTCCCGCCTGGCAGCGGGAGGCACCTAATTACCTGAAAATGCTGGATGCTTTAACTGAAGCCTTTACCAGACAGCAGGCGGTTAGCCGCAGCCTGGTCGGCCATTTCGATCTTGATAAGGCTATTGGAGCGCAGCTGGATATTATTGGTCAATGGATTGGCAGCACGCGAAGGATATTTGCTCCAATCGAAGATTATTTTTTCACGCTTGATAGCGAAACGCTTGGCTTCGATTACGGATACTGGAAAAACCGTTATGACTCTGAGTTTGGTTTCGTAGACCTCGACGATGATAACTTCCGAACGGTATTGAGGGCGAAAATAGGGGTCAATAACTGGAATGGAACCAGTCAAACGCTGCCCGATATTCTGCAAAGTATCTATCCTAAAAAAGATATTCTTATTTCATTTATCGATAACCAGGACATGACGATGACCGTCACCGTTAAAGGGAAATCGATCTCCACAATCACCAAAGAAATTATTCGGCAAGGCTATCTGGCGATTAAACCAGCCGGAATTACCGTTAATTATGAAATTACTGAGGGTTAACTATGCCTGTAAATGATTTTAAGGCGTTCGCCACCGGCGAATTCGCCAACGTGCTGTCGCAGCCAGAATTTGAAGCCCTGGAAGCCGTGGGCAACGGTTTTCAGTCAGGGATTGCGCGCAGCGAAGAGCTCAATAAAGTCTGGCGTCAGGCTTCAACCATTGCCTCCGTCGTCGCCTCGTTTATGGCGACCAAATCCGGCAGCGACGTGCTGGACAACGGTGACGTTAATACTCTGCAAGCCACGCTCCTGAAAGCCTTGCTAAACAATTCAACCAGCCAGCTCGATGGCCGCTATCTTAAGGCCGCGTCAAACCTGTCCGAGCTGGGCAATGCGGCCACGGCGCGCGGCAATTTGGGGCTTAAGGGAGCGGCCGTGCAGGACGTCGGCACGGTTGCCGGGACCGTTGCCGCAGGTAACGATGCCCGAATTGTTAATGCTGTGCAGAG